CTAAACCTAATGGGTCTAATCCTGGTTTTTTATTTGCCATTATATACTCCTATATAAAAAAAGGGAAGCCATTGTTTGACTTCCCTTAAATAATAGTTAAGCTAAACCGTAGATAGCACCACAACCTCTTGGGTTACGTACTTCTAAAGTCTGCTCTTCAACCATCATTCCTTTAGTTGAATCACCTTGCTGACCTACATCAACTTCTGCAAGCGGTCTTAATGAAGCCATTGCAAACCACTGTGGGTCATAGATAAGTGCTGCAAAGTTTGCAACATCTACTGAACCAGCACCTGAGTGGGCAATACCATTATCTCCTACAAAATAATGATCACTAGAAAGACCCATGATATAATTAGGTACAACCATAACATCACCAAAGTCTGACATATAGACATCTACTGATTGTCTTAGCTTTCCTTTCTCATCGATATTTCTTACAACTCCAGTATCACTTACCATTAAGTCTGAGAAATCTCTTCTTAATTTTGGTGATAACATTACTTTAGTTGCTTTACCGCCTTCTTCATATATCTTCTGCATTACAGAATCAATTTCTGAAAGTGATAATGAACCTCTAGTTGGTGCAGTTGTACTTCCAGCTATTGTACTACGAACAGTTGCTGTACCCACTGCATCTGTATGAGAATCAACTGAACCAGCAGTTGTAGCAGCTGCAGGGTTTTGGAATTGACCTACAAAGTTACAAGTATCTATACTATTAATAAATGATTGAAAACCACCAGCAGATCTTGCATTTGCATTTTGAGTACTTATAGTATTTGAAATATTATAAGAATGAATCATATCAAATTCAACGTCTCTTCTTAACTCTGTACCTCTTTTCTTTAACTGATATGCATATTCATCTGCAACACCAGCTTGATCTACAGCTCTTCTAGTTCCTGACACAGCAATGGTTTTACCGTTGATCTGTGTGTAGTTACCTAGTCTGGTTCTGTTTGGACCAGAAATTGCATACTTAGCACCAGCTGCTGGAGTAGCACCTGTACCACCAGAACCAGTAGCATCAGGTTGAATATAGTCAGTACCTTCACCAATTCTTGAATTTCCTGGAGCTTCTAGTTGGTCTGTCTGCCACTCATGATAAATAGCAGTTGCTTTTGAACTGCCAATAGATGACATAAAAGGAGTTTCATCCCTTGTAATCATCGTAATAAAGTTTGCAAGATCTTCTCTTTGAGAAACATCTTTGCCAGCACCGCTAGTTGGTCCTTGTGGACCTCCAGTGCCTCTTACGCCTAAAATATTAGCCATTGTATTATACCCTCCGAGGTATTAAAAGTTTAATGATTTTTCTGCAAGTCCTCGAAGAAACGCCATTTGATCATCATTAGATGCATCTTCAGAAAAAGCTCGTTGTCTAATTCTAGTCTCTTGATCTATTTCTTTTTGAGCTCTAGTTTTAGCTTTACGTAAAGGAGCTTTCTTTACGACAGTTGCTTTTCTTTTAGCACTGCCTTTAGTTACTCCTTGCTTTAGTCGTCTGTAGTCATCTACGAATTTCACTATTATAGGATCAGTTATAGTATCTAAAATTTCTGGTTTTATACCTTCAGAAATAGCAAACTCTCTTATTGCAGTTGCTGTTTTTTCATTAAAATCAGGTATCATTTCTGGAATAATTTTATTAAAATAATCTAATTGTTCATTCCATTGTTTAGTATTTTGTTCTTGAACTTGTGTTTGAACTTGCTTTATTAATTGTTCTCTACTATTTCTAGCATTCCAATAGTTCTTTTGGGCTTGTTCTCTCTTATCTTTTAGTTCATTAACTTCATACGTATCACCGTCTTTTCTAGCTTGTTCTATTTGAGCTTCTATATCATGATATTCTTTTGCCAAGGCTTGTTCTTCTTGATAAAGCACTGCCGAAGAAGCTTGTCCAATAGTATTTATTTCTTCAAACTTTTTTCCGTATTCTTCGTCTAGTTGCTTTCTTGCTTCGCCAAGTTTTCGACCCTCATTAGAAAGATGTTGTTCAGTAGAATAACCTTTAATAAGATCACTAAAAGATATTTCAGTTTCTTTGCCATCTATTTTAATAGCAACTTTAGCATCTAAGTCTAAGTCATCAGTAGTGTACACTTCAGCCTCTTGGGTAGACGTATCATCCGCATCTGTAGCTTCTTCTTCTTCTGTCTCAACTTCTTCTTCAACTTCTTCAGTTTCGGATTCCTCTGCATCTGGGTCTTCCGCAGTCTCTTCCGTGTCTAACTCAGGAACGTCTTGCTCATTGGGTAGAGATTCAGTGAACTGTGAGTTCGCTACAATGTCAGCCAGCAGTTGTTCTTCTGTTCGACTATCCGTTGCTGTAGAGTCATCCAACTGGGTAGAGTCTACTGTTGCTTCGGTATTTTTATCCATTCTTCTTTACCTCCTTTTTAGCAGGTATTAATTTTTTTTCGTATACAGATTTCATTGAATATAAGTAATGCAATGTATCTGCATTCAGTTTAGCTTTTCCACCACTACGCATTGAATCATACTCAAGAGTATTTATCATAGCATTATAGTTATTTAAAAGCTTTTCGTAATCTATTTCATACATTATTGTCCTCCTGTAGGTGTGGTATATTCTTACCATACATCTCGAAGTTTATCATTTTCTCCTTGACACTACCTAGTGCCATAGCAGAACTGTAGAGGAACTCACGAGTTTTTGTTTCATGTGAATCAGTCTTTAACCACTCTAAGAAGTAATCGACTAATACTTCGCCATATACTTCATCAAAGAAGTCCTCCCTTTCTTTAGATGCAAAATGTCCTTTGACATGAGATTGCCTTGCTAACTCTTCAGGGTGGACTTTATGATGACCATAAGACTTTTTATTTCCCAGCCTCTTCTCGGCTGTCTGTTTATATTTATCCAATCTTTATTTTCCTTGGTTTTTTCTCTTCAGGAATTTCTCTTTCTAAGTTAATAGTTAATAAGCCGTCCTTTAATCTAACATCTTTAACGACTATATCATCTGCCATAGAAAAGTTACGAGTGAATTTCCTATCAGATATACCTTTGTATAGCTCATCCTTTTTAGGACTCTCTTTATTAGAAGAGACTGTTAACATATCTTCGGTAACAGTGACTTCAATATCATCTTTAGAGAAACCAGCGAGTGCCATTTCAATAGTAAAGTTATCTCCATTTCTCTTTATGTTATAAGGTGGATATGAAGGTAATTTTTTACTATGATGAATAAACTCATCTAGTTGATCAAAAAGTTTTTCGAATCCTATTGTATAAGGTATTGGGCTATTATTTAAAAACATATTCATGTGTTTCTCCTTTATTAAGCAAGATAGTTAATACTCAATCCATTAGGCATTGAGCATAGGTTATTGTTAAGCTATTAAGTAGTTATAAACCACTTCATTCTTTTGTGCGACTGTACCATGTGTGGTCTTTAGGTTCACTAATGTTTGTGCACCATTATTCAGTCCTGTTATTTTCTTAAATTCTTTAGCTTGTAGTTGTACACCTGATTGTACAGTTGTACCAGCTGTTGCAACGTCAAATACAATAGCTGAATCACTATCATTAGCGACTAATATAATACCAGCACCTGCACCTGCAGCTGTTGTTACTGTGCCTGATTGTGTACCGCCTGTACCTGTTGCATTAATTGTTACTGTTGCCATTTTATATTATCTCCTGTGGTTGTTCTTCCATCATTGGCTGTTGTCCTTGCTCCTGCGGAGGAGGACTTGGGTTTAAAAGTTCTCTTGCCATCATAATTACATTAGCGTAATCAGGATGAGGAGGTAACTCAGCACCTTCTTTAGTAGCCTTGATAGTTAAATCTGCCCACTCTTGAAAGTGTTTATCGATAGATACTGCTAATTGTTTAGCATTATCGTCCATTGTATTTTTACTTTGTGCATCCGTATATGCAACGTTAGCTTCTGCGAGTGCTGCATCTGCTTGTGCTTTACGATTCTTTAGTTCCTCAGCTGATCTTTTGAGTCCAGAATCTTTTTGCATATCTTCAGCAGCTCTTTGTTTAAACTCTTCAGTAGTGTAATCTTCAAGATAATCGTTACTGTTAAGTTGCATTGACTCTATTAATTGGGTTGCAAGGACTGCTGCAGCTTCTGGTTTAACAACTAAACCCATCCCTTGTTGATTTAATGCAGGTAATATTTCTGAACCTATTTTTCCCAGTTTTTGTATTCTTGTACTATTACTATTTTCACCAATATCTAAAAAGATTTCAACATCCATGGTCTTAGGTAACTTAGAAATATCTACCATTCTATAAACACCATCGGAATAAATACTTTGTTTAGCCTTCATGTTTTTAACCATGGTTTCATAAACACCTGTGATTAAATGCTTAAATCCAGTTTCAGCAAATCTACGCCCAATATGCTGGATTCTCTTTTGAGCAGCTGATTGTACAGCTGAAAGCTTCTGTTCAGAGTTTCCAGAAACGTAGAGAGTATCGTTTAAACCCTGTGCAGCCTTTGACATTCCAGTTGCTTGTTCCTTAATCATTTGAAGGTGTTCTAGCAACGGAACAGTACCTGTTGAAATAGCTTCAGGTGGTAGTGATGAAACTGCAGCAGCTGGATTACCATTAGTAGGTATTATCTGCTTAGGCTTCATATTTTGTAATGCACTAAAATCCACAACATTAGGATCGGCTAATTTAGGACTATAATTTGTAAGATATGTATTTTCAACAAATCCTCTTAATATTGCAGTACTGGCGAGAGTACTACTTCTTGAAAAGTCTGCCATTGATAAACCAAAGAATTCGTGTGGTATATCAATAGGAACTATACTTGCAAGAGGAATATCTGTACAATCTTCTTCAAATAAGATATGGTCTCCTACAGTTATAAAGTGTTTAAGCTCTGCTATTCCATCGCCATCTCTATCAACCCTCATCCATGATTCTGTAAGAGTTACTGATTGATTTGCTTCTAGCGGATAATCAGATCGACCTTCATAACCTTGCCAATATCTTTGTCCTGTTATATCTTTTCTTGCGGCAACATCTTCGCTATACATGCTCGTGCCTAGCCATTCGTTGCCTGTATCTAGCTCTGCCCATTCTTCTTCAGTGATATTTTGACCCCATTCTGGGTAATACTGTCTTATCTCTGACCTTGTCATTTCAGTTTGAATACCAACATAGTTAGCATCTTCTATATCTCTAGCCTCACCAGATATTCTAAATGACTCAGGCGGAATACATTCTAATTTTATTTTACTTTTATCTATCTTCTTCCTTAGTCGAACATCTATATATGATATCGTTTCTGAAAGTGGATTGAGCGTTAGCTCATTGACGATTTCGATATTTTCATCTGCGAGGATTTCGTCTAACTTAGCTTCATCAATTTCATCAAACTCTTCAATGACGTAATCGTAATCTTCAATATAATCCCACCTTATCACTGCATTCTTCCAAAGAAGAGCAGATTTCATCCATGTTTGAAGGATTTCCCATCCTTTATTCTTTTTAAATATACAGTAGTTTACTAAATTACTAGCATCTTTTGCAGCTTTAAAAGCTCCAGGAGTGTCATCATAAGGAACAAACCGAGCTATTTTACCATTGTTAAGAAATAAATCTGATAAGACTGCTGTATATGCTTCAATTACTTCTGTCGTACTGGTATCAACTATTGTGCTCACACCTTGCGGTGATAAGTGATCTAATGCTACACCAGCATATTCATATGTACTTTTTAATCTTTCTCTAGCTAGGTCTGAACTGTTTAACCAATCTCCACTGCTTGAAGCTATTCCGCTTTCAATTTGAGAAATGAGTTGTTCATCACTAACCGCTTCTTTATAGCCGTTGTGATCACTCATATCGTACCTCTCCCAGTATAAATAGGCTTACTGCTTTCCATAACTTTCTTTTCGTATTTTCCAGGCTGAGATAGCTCTGTTTTTCTTTTTGTTTTATTCTTTACTGGACTGCTTTGAGTTACGTTCTGTATGTATCGTGTTGCTGATGTTTTCATTTGAGACTCCTGCTCTTAATATTTTACGACCTCTAAAAAACACTATTGTGTTTATACAAGTATTTATAGTTATGGCTACTACAAGCCAAGCTTCCCACCATGCCATTAACACTTCCACCTTTTCCTTGCCTGCCTCAACCTACTATTAGGATCTTTAGCTGCTTTGGGAAATTGCTTCATTTGTCCTGCTGATCTTGCACAATAGGACTTACGTCTTTTGGCTCTAGATCCAGTAGGGTTGCTTTCTGTGACTGCTGTTTTTAATTTACTTCCAGGATTATCTCTCCTGTACTTGGCTACACCTTTAGTACTCATTCCAGCTCCAGACTTAGTAGGTCGTTTATTACCGCTACTAATGGTTTGTCCTTTCATTGTTCCTTTTAAAGGTACTTTCTTTTTTCTTTCTGCCATGATCACACCTTCTTGGTTTTCTTTAAATCTTTAAAATGAACTAAATGTTTACTGCTGGCGGTATGTTTAGCACCTGACATAAGTTTACCCCTGGCATCTTTATGTGTTTTACCTTTATATTCTTTTCCGTTTTTAAAATAATGTTTTACACCTTTCATGTTTAATAACCTGTACTATCTTCTTTTACTAAGAGTAAATCGAATGTAGCTGTTACTCTTGTACCATTTGTTTCAACTTCTGATGCCCTTATTTCTAGATCTGTCTTTTGTTCAAACTTAATAGGTATTGGGAAATTCATAGAATAGTTTTCTTGATACAATTCTGATAAATGGAAAATCTTAAACGCTTGATTAAATTCTCTTTTATACATTGCAATTTGTACGTCTTCATTTTTATTTACAGAAGCACCTAATTGAAGTATATAGGCAGTGTAACCTGCAGGTATTGTGTATACCGCCATAAGGGTCTGCGAATAACCAATATCAATCTGAGCGACAACTGTACCCGTTCCTGAGCCAGTTCTTAGTGTAACTATTCCTGCGTTTTCAACAGTATGGTTATATATCATACGATATACTCTTTTAAATTGATTTGTAGTACTAACTGCAGTTGTTCCGTTTAATGTAATAGTCTCAGTTATTTTATTATAATCGGAGTCTAGTCCTTCGATTGTTATTTTTTCTGTATCTAAAGTACTTGTTGATATGGCATATAAAACTTGTGCAGTATTAAGAGCCGACCAAGGATATAGACCTCCACCAGTCCAAATTGTTTCTGGATCTGTATTACTATCAATTTGAAAGTTAGCTCCAAACTTATGTATTGATTCATGTCCTGCAACAAGCTCTTTACTCACCGATAAATAAAAAGGTTCAGCTGTGTTTCTTCTAATATATCTTTCTTCAATAACACCTTTTGGTTGTACCATAGTTCCTCTCCTATTTTTTACTCATCCAAGCTGTTGTTCCCATATATGCACCGACAATACCAGCTCCACTTATGTAGAATAAGTTACTGATGTCTGAGAGAGCATTCACCCTTTCTAGCGGTATAAAAAACATAGCCGCAGTAAAAACACCCATGGATAATAAAGTGTATCTAGCCATGCGTAGTTGTGCCACTTGTTTACGCAATGCAGTCTCTGTTTCTTTAATTGTCTTGACATGAGATAATTCTTCATCACTCACAATACCATCGCCATCCTCATCGTATTCTTCATACTTACTTCCTTTCTGTAGTTTTTTCATAGGCTTCTCTTATTTCTTTTATAGTTCTAAAACAACCAAGACACACTCCCTTCTCGTCTAATCGACATAATCCTACGCATGGAGAATTCATTGTTCTATCCTCTTAGTCAGAATGGGCTTTGCCTACCCTTTGCAGCCCAGACAAAGTGAGGACAATGGTAGAATCCTTACACCTGCGTAGCGTTCCTTTTGCACGAATGACGCTTACTGATGTAACTAATGTACAGATCCAAGCTTATCTAGCTCAGCCTGTAATTCTTCATCGCTCAAATCACCTGCATCTATGTTAGTCTGTGTAACATCTTGACGGGATAGTTTTGGTGCTTGATATTCAGCGAGAATACTAGCTACCTTTACTATTTGTTCTGAATCATCGTCTTCCATAGCTTTGACTAACACATAGTTAAGTGCTTCTATAGCATTAGGTGCATCGTCA